GCGTAGGAGCGCGTCCGCTCACGAAAATCGGTGAGAGGATCGCCCTGACCGGAAACACTGCGGTATAGACCTTCCTCGTCCAGAAACAGATCCTTGACACTGATGGTCGCGCGATCGGAGGCCGCCGCTGCGGACGCGATGTAGATAGTTCCATCGGGAAAGAGCACCTTGCCAGCCTTTACAGCTCGCAGCTTCCGCCCTGTGGGGCGTGTACGTCGGAGCAGGGGCTTCAGCTTGGCCTCGATGACTTTGCCCGCACTGCCGTCGTCCGGCATGGCCAGCATCTTTGGCCCGGGCCGCCTGGCCACGGAATATGCGAGACATGCGTCCAGCGCCAGTGTCTTGCCTGTCTGAGGTGCGCCGCAGACGATGACTTCCTCCACTCGCGGGTTGCCCCAGGCGTCCATGATGCCCGCCAGATAGGGATTGACGTCCCGACGGTAGCGCGCTCCGGCATAGGGGCCGTCCGGTACGATAAGATACCGGGCAGCCCACTCGCTTACGCTCATGCGCACAGGCCGTGCGAATACGGCCCGCTCCCCATCAGTGAGATGCAGAGTCTGTCGCATACCTTCTCCCCTCCCGTGCTACGCGCAAACGTTCGGCCGCAGCGGCTTGCTGCTCATCCGTGAGTTTGCTCCGTCCCGACCCGGGCCGCGTGCCGAAGCGGTAAGGGAAGAGCGGACAATTCTCCATACAGCAGTACGCGACCTCGTAACTGCTGCCGGCGCAGCAGTCCAGGCACTTGGCCCGCATAGCCTTCAAAGGAGTCATTCTTTCCATGTCACAGTTCCTCCGTCGGAATGCCAGGTTCGACATCATCCCGATCTCCGGTTACAAAATCACGTTCCCTGCTCCATGCATCCATCCAGTCGGCGGTGGCTTCGGCCCACCAGATGACAAGCTCTTGCAGGCTGTCCGGATTGCCATGCACCAGGTCGATGATGCGCGGCCCCGCCCGGTGGATGAATCCTTCAATTTCCGCCTTGAAAAAAACGGCCCTGGCTACCAGCTCGTCCTCGTGATCCCGCACGGGCATGACCAGGCCGCTCTCCTTTTGCAGCTTGATCCGTTCCCGTTCCGCCTTCACCGCGCGCCAGTCGGCGTCGGCACTTAAACGTCCCACGGCAGCGGCCTGGGCCTGGGCATCCTCGATGCGGGCCGTGGGAGTCAGGTTGACCGCCGCATACCCGAGCAGTGCAGGAACCTCGAACAGTCCGGCGGCATTGCAGGCTATCAACCCTTTCCGGACATGCTGGCTGAACAGGCTTTTGCTCACACGATACCCGGAGGCCTGGAGCCATGCCACGGCGGCGAGCTGAGTCCGGAATGTCTGCACGGCGGCAGGAATATCGACATGGGACGCGGTGTCGGCGGAAGCGCTCATCGAAGTGCCTCCCATGTCTCATGCAGGAAAGGCGTCAGATATGCCCATGAATCGCCGGACTCGATATCCAGGCGTGACAAGCCGATGGCCCACCATGTTTGTTCAATCCGGTAGCCGACAAGGCAGGTATACGGCAGCCAGATCAACACGGGAAGCCAGGGCAGGGGCAATGTTTCCGGCGTGCCGTCATAGGTCACGCGATTAATATCGCAGGTCACTTGCATGGGGCCTCCTCATGCGCCGCACGATTGAGCAGGTTTCCATAACGATGCACAAAGCCGAAAAGTACATTCCGGCGCGCATCGGGCCAGCTCTCATGACCGAGGAGCCGGAAGTCGTCTCCAGCCGCTTCCAGGCGCAGCCCCTGCCCTTCCAGGCAAAGCCGTACGGCTTCCACATCGCCGGGAAAATACAGGCGATGCAGCGGGTAGAATGTACGTAAAAACTTCTGGCGCTCGGCCTGACGATCGGCTTCGTCTTGCAGACGCGCGGCCTTTTCTTCCTGCGTTTCTTCCTGTGCCGGCGAAGACACGAACCGGAGAGTTTTTCCCTCTGTGGCCATGCGCTCCAGCGCCGGGGGCAGTCCGGCGGTCACCCATGCGCGCAGGTCAACGCTCAAAGCAAAGGCTTCTCCCGGATCTTTGCCTTGAGGGACGGGCCAGCGTCGTGCCTGCGGAAATGTTTCTGCCCATATGCGCCAGCCGTCCGCACCTGCGCCGTTCTCGTCGCCATAGTCCATGGCCACGAGGATCACCGCGCAACGGCGCAGTGCGTCAAAAATTCTCTGCGGCAGATGGCGCAGTTTGGCGGTCATGGAGGCAAGGCACAAAGTCAGATCTCCGGCGGCATGGTGTACGGCCATGGCGTCCAGTTCGGCCTCAACCACAAGAGCGCAGGCATCCGGAGGCAGCACGCCGCCCCGGCACGGCAGGAGCATGGGCGTCATGTCGCTGCCCGGTATGACGTAATATTTCATCCTGGCCTGCTCACCCGTGAGATCGGCGTTGTTGCGCCGGATGCGCAGGCGAGTGGCCACGCTTGCGTGCATGCGCGGGATGACGATGCCGCGCGGCAGCCACAGCGTTGTGCGCGGCTTGCCAGACTTGCCCGAAGGAGCGCCTTCCGCCATGCCCCACACCTTGCGCGGGCGAATGAGGCAGGGCTTGCCGTTCTCCCCGGCGTTGTAGCCCAAATGATACAGGGCCCAGCTTTCAGGCGGCAGACCGCGCGCGGCCAACCAGCGGCCCGGGCCTGATTCCGGTGTGAGCTGCGCCATGCAGCGGGTGACGAACTCTGTGGCCTTGTCCTGCCACATTTCGCGATCCTGCACCTGGTCTGCACCTTTTTCCGCGACGCATGCGGGAGTTGCCTCCAGGCAGTTCCTTTGCGACCGGGCATGCCGCGGGCAGGATGATTGAACTGATGCTGTCATGTCTGCGGCCTTGCATGCCTCACGGTAACCCATGCCGTCGCAGTGTCGGTAAAACTCGATCAGGTCACCGCCCTTGTCGCAGCCGCGGCAATACCATGAGCCATGTCCGTTATTCTGGCGCACAAAGATCACAAAACGGTCTTTCCCACCGCACACGGGGCAGGGACCGCATTTTTCTTCCGCTGTCTTGCTTTTAAGCTCCAGCCCACGGAAGGTGTAGGCATCCATTACGGTTTGCATGACGTGCCTCCGGAAATGCTCGCCAGAAGCATATGAGCTTGTGTCAGCACGGACAGTCCGGATACTTTTTTTAAAGTGTCCGTGCCGTTAAAAGATTTACCCGCTTCTTTTTTCTGTTTTTCGGACACATAAGGATTAATAGACAAGTTATGTACGCGCACGCGCGCGTTAAGAGTTTCTTGGGGAGCGGATAAGCGTCCAGAGTGTCCAAAGGCGCGCGCCCTCAAATACTCCGGCCACGGACACTTATCCGCAAAGTGTCCGTAAGTGTCCGTGCTCAGTTTTCTTCCCACTTCATTTCTCCCTTGTATTTATTGCGAATTGTTGCCTTTATTTCATAGCCAAGATACATTTTGCGACCATTTTTGGTACGGGTAATGTGCTGCCCCGCAAGACGTCCGAACGTGGAAATTGACGGTATCTTCTTGCCATAGTTGGCTTGGTACCACAGTTTGAACAACTCATAGAGATCATTGGCAAATATCATGCCCTTTTCATCTGGTTCAAGGCATTCTTCAATAAATTCAGCGGCAAGGTCTTCTTCGCGTTTGTATGCCGCTGTAGCCTTGCAGACGGCTTCAGGCGGCTCCAAGCCTTCAGCCACATAAGCCATGTACCCCCGCGCAATCCAGGCTAAGACACCAGACGCCTCATGGTCGACGATATCTTGTTTCAAGTTGTCACGGCGCTGACGCTGGTTGGTGCCGGGCTTGGGGTTGGGGACAAAACTATACGGGCAGTCCAACAGACGTACACGATTCCAGAACGGCGTATCACTGGCCGGTGCCCGGAGCTTGTGGTTAGTCAGAACAAAAAGGGTATGCGACGGTTCAAACGCCTGCATGCGCTTGTCATACCCATATCTTCCCGTGAGTGAATCATTGCCGCTCATGAGCTTGATCCGTTCAAA